ATAATTCTCACGATGTGTTGTACGACCTGGCAAAAAACAGATCTAAGCTATATCAGCTGGAATCTACATGCCAGCATAACCCTCAAGATGCTATCTACGAGATTAAACGTTTGGCCGACTCAATAAAGGCAAATGAATCTCAGGAACACAGAACGACAGCCAGAGCACCACTATCACAACAACGACCTTCTAATACCGGAACGGATTCAGGTAATACTCTGTCGATGCGTGATTTAAAGGCTAAGTATCGCGCGTAAACGCTGAAGGTTAAACCCTGAGTCCTAACTTAATGGATGAAAGTTAGGAGTTACTAACATGGCTGTTTTCCCGAATAACATTTTACAACAAGTACAAACCTATCAGCGGTCTGGACTTGCTCTCTTACAGAACTTGTGTTGCCACATTGCGACCGCAAATACTAAGTTCAAAGATTTCGACAAGATCCAAGCCAACCTTGGTTCTGTAGTTACTTTCGATTTACCTCCTCGTGCAACCACTGTTGCGGGCCTTGTTGCAGCGTTCCAGCCTGCAGTTCAGCGCGTGCAACAATTAGTGTGCGACCAAGCAAACAACAGTTCTTTCGCTGTGACATCGCAACAACGTATCTTCAACTTAGAAAAGGGTGAAGAAGACTATATGCGTGTCTTCGGAAAATCCTTTATTGCTGAATTGGCTACACAAGTTGAAGGAAACATTGCGAAGAACTGGGACAGTTCTGTTAGAAGTCAATTAGATGGAACACTCAATACATTCTCAGGTCCTTACCGTTATTTTGGTAATGGCTCTACTGCTTTGACTTCATATCAGCAATTAGCTCAAGCCATTATGTTCTTCAAGAACTACGGCTCTGTAGCTGAAGGAATTAAAGTCTATCTACCTGACACAGTAGTTCCAGCTGTTGTGGGTAACGGTCTAAATCAATTCGTACCCCATCGTAACGATGAAATCGCTATGTCCTGGGAAATTGGGGATTTCGGAACTCCATTAGTTAGCTACTATCAATCAAACTTAATGCCTATTCACGTGTCTGGTACAACTGGTGTGAGTCAGCAAACTTTGACTGTTGTAAGCACTAACGACCCAACAGGCCAAAACGTGACTCAAATCACTGTTAGCGGTGCAACTGCTAGCGATGCATCTGCTGTGTTCTCTGGTGACTTATTCCAGTTCCAAGATGGTGTTTCAGGTCAGCCTAACATGCGCTATCTGACTTTTATTGGACACTTCCCTAGCGCTAACCCCGTCCAATTTAGGGTAACTGCAGATTCTGCAGCCAGCTCTGCTGGGGTGGTGGTACTGAATATTACTCCAGCACTTAACTGGGCAGGTGGGCAGAACCAAAATCTGAACAATCCAATTGCAGCCGGTATGCAAATTCTGGGTGTTCCTTCTCATAGGGCGGGCGGCATTTTAGGTGGGGATGCGTTCTATTTAGCAATGCCTCAGTTACCAGAACAAAGTCCTTACGACACTGCAAATGAATATGACGAAGACACTGGTTGTTCTTTGCGTTTGACCTACGGTTCTTTATTCGGTCAAAACCAAACTGGGATGATTTATGACGAAACTCATGGTTCAGTCATCGTTCCTGATTACTCCATGCGTTATGTCATACCTTTGTCACAAGGTTAAGTGGTTGAGCGGGGTAACAGCCGCTCTCTTATAAACGTTTTAGTAAGGACATTAAAATGCCAACTCCACAAATACAAAATGAAGCGATATATGCATTGCCTCATTTATATCTACAGGGATTGCAATTATCAGTTGCTACTCCAACTGCAGGAACCGTTATTGCTGTAGCTCCAGGTGCTGCACGTGATTCTACAAACAGCATTGTCATGGTTGTAGGCTTGCAGAACTATTTTGGAATAGATAACCCAGAAGTACTATTTCAAGGATTCCAACGCGGCCTATTCATTAACTCTGCTGTAAATGGTGCCAATGGTCTTGATACAGGGACAATTGCTGCAAGTACTCAATATGCAGTTTATTTGATTGGTGATTCTAGAAATTATAAGAATACTGCTGCAGTTCTGAGTTTGACTAGTAATGTGGGTCCTTTGCTTCCTCAAGGATATGATTCGTACCGGTTAATTGGTTTCTGGGCTACTAACTCATCAAGTCAGTTTGTTTACTCAAGCAATAAACCACAAAATATTGCCGGTCTTTTGACTTATTTCAATAGCCCAGGCGTATCCGTGCTCTCTGGTGGTAATGCTACATCATTCACCGCGATTGACTTAACTACGAACAGTGCCATTCCTACAACTACGCTACAAAATGTGATTGTCACATTCCTTGTGACTTTTACCCCCGCAGCAGTTGGTGATCTTGTGCAATTTAGACCTACGGGATCTACTGCGACCGGTGGTCTCCCAACAATCACAGGTTCTGTAGCAGGTATCGCTCAAAGCCAATATATCCAAGTCATCGCAGGTGTTGGTTCATCTAAACCTGAAATTGATTACAAAGTGACTTCTGCGTCAGATGCTGTGAGCGTTTCGGTTGTTGAATGGGCAGGTGTATCTAATAGTGCTTATCCTGCTTTAGTGTAATCTAACCAAGGAGCGGTGGTTATGCCTTATACTGCACAAGAGTTAATTACTCGTTCCTGGTTTTTGTCTGGAATTGTAGCTAGAAATCTTCAGGTACCTACAGGCGATCAGATTTATGATGGCCTGCAGATGCTGAATGATTTACTGAATTTCAAACAGATTGAAACCGATTTAATTCCTTATTGGACTTATATCGAGTTACCCCTTGTCGCTGGCCAAGAGTTCTATTTCCTTCCCTATGTAGCAGCAATTGAGTCAGCGACCTTTAATATTGATGTGGTTCGTTATCCAATGGATAGCACAACACGTCGTATGTATTATGGTTCTAGCCGTGTAGATAACATATCTACATTACCTTTTAACTGGAACTATAATCGCGCTTTAGGTGGTGGCAATTTAGCTCTTTATTTCAAGCCTGAGGCAGCTTATCCATGCAAGATGATGGTTAAGATATTTTTAGTGGATGTTAATTTAGAAACCGACCTAACTAATCTCACTTCCGTTGTACCGTACACATTCATTAATAGCGCCAATCAGGGCCTCGATACTTCCTATATAGAATATTTGAGATATGCCTTAGCTCAGTATATGTGTTCTGAATATGGTGTTCTTTTTAATCCTGAATCTGAAAAGATATTAACGAGCTATAAACGCAAACTGATGTACGTTTCTCCTCCTGATTTGACTGTGATTAAGACCTCTATTTTGTGTGCTGAAAATGCTGGCGGTGTGAATTGGGGTGATGTCAATATTGGGCGAGGTTGGCGTCCATCTTAAACCAAGGACGGTTATGACAGATGCTGTAACAAATCACGACATACTTATTGAGTCACGATTAACAAAAGTTGAAGTCAATATAGATGTCGTTGCAGAGGATATTAACGAAATAAAGAGAAGTGTGCGTTGGCTCATGGGATTAGTATTTAGTATCAATATGACCATCATAGGATTATTGGCCAAGGGATTTAACATCGTATAAGGACGTATGGTGCCAGCTAGAGGACAGAACTTTAAAGAAGTTCCATTAAATATTGTAGGCTCAAGCATCTTTGGTCGTTATCCAAAGATTAGCATTGAGAAAACCTACAATATGTTCATGTCCGACAATTTCATGGTTCCTTATGCGGGCTATAATATCGGAATAACAGCGGATAACTTCCTTAATGCCATCGAAGGAAGAGCCATATTCACAAGCACGAAGCTAGATCAGCTCGTTGTTGTTGAAGGAAGCAGCGTCTTTCTTGTAAATATTATTTATTCTCAGGCGCAAGAGCGTGTCGAATTCTTCCAGGTATTTCGTATCGGCATTCTACAGACCCAAACAGGGGTGGTGTACATCGCTGAAAACAACAAGCCACAGATTGGTATATCAGATGGAACAGCCTTTTATGTCTACGATCCAAATCCACCTATGGGACATTCAACATTTGAAACGATTGCCCTGGATTTTACCCCAGGATATTTAACGTTCCACGATACATATTTTATTTTAGCAGCATCCAATGATACCTTTTACTCTCCAGCAGCAAACAATACTTGGCGTCTATCTGGGCAAAATGATGGATATACCTGGAACAGTGATAGTGCCAGCATAGGCCTTCTCCAAACGAAGCCGGATAATGTTCAGGCAGTCGTTCGGTTCCCGTCCAAAGGTAATATGATTTTTGTGATGGGTAGCATTGTAACGGAAGCCTGGTTCGATACGGGCGCTCAGCTATTCCCATACCAACGCAATAATCAATTTAACATCGACTATGGGTGCCTGCAGCCTGCAACTGTTGCTTATATGGACCAAATCGTTGTCTGGCTCGCACAGAATGAAAAGAGCGGACCAATCATCATGTACAGTGATGGTGGGATGCCCAAGAAGATTACTACTGATGGTATCGACTACCTATTCTCAACACTAGAAAATCCAGCTGATTCTCAAGGATTCCTGTACAGACAGGACGGGCACCTTTTTTATCATATTAACTTCTACACGGACAATTTGTCTCTTTTCTATGATTTTTCTACTGACAAATTTTATCATGCTTGCGATCAAAACCTGAATTATTTCATTGCCTCAGAAGTGGCTTTCTTCAAGAACCAATACTATTTCGTTACCAAGAATAATGGAAATCTATTTGCGTTCGACACCTCAATTACCACTTATGAAGATATTGATAGCCTTGGAAACAAAACGTTTAATGAAATTCCTCGGATCAGAGCCTGCGCAAACATCAGAATGCCAGACCAAAACTATCAAATTATTAACGATGTTGGGTTTACTATTGAGTCTGGTGAAACAGATTATCAGCAACAGTCCTTAGGCGAAATTATTTTAATCACTCAAGCTGGCGCCCAATTAATCACTCAAGGTGATTTCCTAGGATTCATCACCCAAGATCGCAACAACATAATTACGCAAGATGGATTATTCCTGGTGAGCCAGCAAAATGCAGGAGGTTCGGTCGCGACTCTCATAGCCAATCAGATGGCCAATACGGGAACATCAAATCTGTCTCTACCCCACGTCGATTTATCCATATCCACGGATGGTGGCGCCTCTTTTGGCAATGAATGGGCCTATTATTTGCCTGCAATAGGAAAAAGGAAAAACAGGTTAATGTGGTGGCAGATAGGAATTGCAAATGATTTCGTACCTCAATTCAAATTCTGGGGAATGGGTCGATTTGTAGTGACTGATGGTGTAGTTAATATAAGGCGATGAAATGGTTGCACAAACAAGAAATTTACAATCCATATTTCCAGATTTGCCTCGGGAAGTTCCTGTTATAGATAAGGACGGTAATTTTAATTCTTTATGGTCTCTTGGAATGTCTTCTCTGTTCCAAGCGCTTCAGGAAAACTTCAAAAATGAAGGAATTATATTCCCCGGGCTAAGTGCACAGAATATTGCCGACATTCAAGCAATATACACGCCGTTAATTGGAGCGCCTTTACCCCAAAACGTGCCTGATATCAGTGGCCAGACAGTATTTGACACCACAAATAGAGTGTCAAAACAATTTGTAATAACGTATGATGGAGCTGTACCACCTAATATTACGGACGCTAGGTGGCGGCAATTTGTTTACCTATGATTTAAGGATGAATCATGAGTTGGCTAAGTAATTTTCTATCTGGTGGCGGCAATCCTGCGGATGCTGCAATGCCATATCTAAATCAAATCCCTGAACAAACCGAGAAGTTTCAACAACCTTGGTTTCAAGCAGGACAAAATGCGCTACCTATTCTTCAAAATCAATACGATGCGCTACTGAATTCTCCTGGAAAAAAAATGAATGCGATCGGAGAAGATTTTCAACAATCGCCAGGATTTCAATTTGCCATGCAACAAGCCTTACAGGGTGGAAACCATGCCGCTGCCGCAGGAGGTATGGCGGGCAGTCCTCAGCATGAACAGCAAAATATGCAGCTTGCCACTAATCTTGGAAACCAGGAATACAATAACTGGCTTCAAAATGCCTTAGGACTTTATGGGGCTGGATTATCTGGAGAACAGGGCCTCTCGATGCAAGGACAGCAAGCAGGTCAAAATATGGCTGATACTAGAGCTCAGACTTTAGCACAGCAGGCGAATTTACAATTCCAGGGTCAAAGGCAACAAAATCAAAATAAAAATGATTTATGGGGTAGTATCGCCAAAGGAATTGGCTCAGTTGCTGCGTTCAATCCATGGGGCGCCTTTGGCAATATTTAAGGATAGATGATGACCTTTACATTTACAAATTATGCGGGAATAGAGCCCCAAGCATCTCCTTGGCAGGATATTATCGGTAAAGTATTGGGTGGCTATGCAGATATGACCAAAGCCAAATATCTAAAGCCTGGACTCGAAGAAGAGCTTAAAAAGGCCAAGTTATTTAACCAGTATTATGGTCCTGATATGCAGTCTCAAATTGGTCTGCGTCAAGCACAAACAGGTGAATCTGGAGCACGTACTGGACTACTTGGAGAGCAAACAAAAGGTGCCCGCATTGAGAATCAATATTTACCTGAAAAAATGAAGGCACAGATTGCAGAATCACAAGCAAATGCTCAAAAAGCTCATTTGTTACAGATGATTCGTGAACAGCTTATGGGTGGCGGCATGAGCGGTAACAAAACCCAAGGGACTCAGTCCATGGGAGGCACAATGCAAAATGCGCCACTTCCCGGACAAGGGCTCGGAATGTTCCCAGAAGGACAGCAAATACAAAATCCTCAAATATCTCAACCGCAAAATACTGGTGGACGCCCTGGCATGGATTACGCGCAAGCTGCCACTGCAATGCAGATGCTGGGACTCGGTAAACCACAAGTGATAGATGCCAATGGTAAATATATAGCCATTACGCCATTTGGAAATATAGATACTGGCGTACAAGGACTTAGCGAACGAGACAAACAGCTAAGCAAAGAAGATGCAAAAAAGATTGCATCCTTAGATGAGATTGTCTTAAACAATACATCAAAATTAGATACTTTTGGTGAATTAAATGGCATTTTAGGAAGCCCTGAATTTGAAGCCATACGCCAAAATCCTCTTGCTGGCAGCCACGAATTGGGATGGTTTTCTAAGTTCGGAACTAAAGAACAGCAAGATTTGGTCGGTAAAGCACAAACCTACATGGGCAATATCATTAAAGACAGTGCACGAGATTTTGCAGGACAATTTAGAGTTGGTGAACAAGCGCTACTCAATAATATGAAGCCCAATCCAGGGGATAGCCTGGATATGATGAAGGGTAAAGCTGAGGCATTAACATTCCTCACGACCATGATGAGCAGAAGAGCTGAACTTGAAGCAGAATACATGAGAAATAATGGATTTAGTCCATTGCAGGCCAAAAAAGCAGCCGATCAAGCGCTCGATCCTAAAGCCATCAAAAAGGAAATCCATACCATATTACATCCGGCATCAAAAACGGAAATAACTCCTGAACAAGCTTTAGCAGAATTACAAAGAAGACAAGCTGCGGGGCCACAATAATGACTGACCTTTCAAAATACTCCAATGAAGAATTAATGAAAATTGCACAGGGCGCTCAAGTTCAAAAATCTTCAATGCAATCTGAGCCTACACAAGAAGAGCCTGGATTTTTTAATAAACTCGGAAAAGGCTATTTGAATTATGCCGGCGGCGCTCTTCGTGGTATGGGACAAGCCGCTGGTGATTTTGGTGCCTCAGTCGCTAATTGGCCTATATCAGGTATAGAAAGGCTAACTGGAGCTCAATTGCCCCATGTGCCCCATCCTGATTTAATCAATAAAAATCCTGGCTCTTTAGGAGAATCGGTGGGTCAAGCATTAGGCCAGCTAACGGGTGCTATTGCACTACCTGGTGGTGCTGGTATGAAGGCGGCACAATTGGCAGGCAGAGGATATGAAGCGGCACGTGCCGGAAGTCAATTGCCTCTCATAGGAAAACTATTGGCAGGCGGAGCCGGCGGCGCATTAGAAGGAGCAGCGGGGAATGAAGAAAATCGTGGTCTTGGTGCTACTATTGGCTCTCTCGGAGGAGCAGCAGGATATGCCGTCCCAGCCCTGTATAATTTCGGAAAATCACTTGGCTCTAAAAGTATAGCAAAGAATATTCAAGAAGAAGTATCTCGTATTGGACAGCATTTTAGAGAACGATTTGATTCACATCTATTAGCGGGTGAAGAAGCGGGCGCGAATGATTTTCTTAAGTCCCAAAAAGCAAATATTAAGTTATTGAAAAAGGCCGGAGAAGGGAAGTTGGTCTATGGATTGGAAAAATTCAATGAATCGCCAACACTCACAAATGCCCATAGAGCCCAAAGTGATTTAAACAAGATTGTTTCAAAATTGTCTCGCTCAAGAGAAGGAACTCTTGAAGCAGATGCACATGAAGAAGCCTTAAAATTAAAGAATAGATTACTTAAAAACATTTCAGAAAGTTTCGAAAAAGCTGGAGTAAAAGAACATGGCGCCGGATATCAGCAGTCACGTGTTGATTATGCCAATCAAGCAGCACCTTATTTAGATAGTCCTACGATCAGTGGACTACTTGGAAAAAATAAACGCGGAGTACAAACTGTACGTCCAAAAGAATTTGCTGATAAGTTATTAGAAGAGGAAGAATTTTTAGCTCAAGCAGGCAAGAAACATCCCGACTTACTCAGGCGTGAAAAGTACAACAGAATCAAGAAAAACAAATTAGCTCAAGGCGCTGCATTAGGCGCAGGAACACTGGCAACAGGATTTTTGCCTTATGAAATCAGAAAAATATTAGGCACACATTAAGGATTGATTATGCCAATTAACCCAGATTTATTGATAGCAGCCCCAATGCTGCAGGATAGTTTCGTTGATAAAAATGGCGAACCTATGTCCGGTGGTATCATTACCTGCTATCAAGATAACAGCCGTACCACACTAAAGAATTGGTATTATCAATCCGGCATTCCTGGAAATTACACCTATATCAGACTACCCAATCCTTTAACTCTGAGCGCTGCAGGCACAATATGTGATATTAATGGGGTTGATACCATTCCCTTTTTCTATCCATTCAGTGAATTGGACGAAACTGTACGTCAGCCTTATTACATCACTATTGTGAATCATGACCAAACCAATCAAATTACTAGGGCTAATTTCCCATTCTTATCCAATCAAGATAATAATGCAGGAAAAGGGTCGCATGAAAACTATATTATTAATAATGGGTTTTGGAGAAATATAGGGTCTGCCAATCTGACCGATGTCCTTGACATGGTAGTCGCACCTAGCCAACACGATGGATTTGCTTACCCAGACATTCACTTCATTAAAAACGTTACTGGCGGCCAGGACACAGTCACCTTTACCAAGTTCCCTTTGACAAACACCCCTATTTTAACCGACGATATCACACCGGAATTTTATATTAATCATACATGCGCCAATACACCAACCGGTGAAACTAAAAAGTACTATCAGTTTCCCATATCCTTACACGTAAATACTTTGGCTGCAGTGACTTATACTGCTACAATTCAAGCGCAAAATTTAGGTGGCACTTCTCCCGGACAAAATGTAATAAATTTATTCATACTACAGGATACAGGAACCGGAACTACATCCCCGGCACCATTCTTAATTGGTTCGATTGCACTAAATAGTTCGTGGCAGAAGTATGAATTCAGTACTATTTTTCCTGGTACTACTGGCTTGACATTAGGAGGCGGAGGAGATGACGCATTATATTTATTGGTTCAGATGCCTCTGGATATTAGTTGTAACATCAATTTTACAAGACCATCTATTTATTTAAG